CTGGCAAAAACCAACTTATTACTGTTCCTGGTAGGCAATGGGGCGTATGGGACAACCCCCAGTCTGTTGCTGGACCAGGGAATAACCCATGCAATACCAAATACCAGCGCAAGACCAGTAGATCCTAAGCTGTTCGAGGCTTTCAAGGAGATGTTCCTACGAAAACTGGGGCTCCCCATAGAATCCCTCACTATCAGGGACAAAAACAATATAGTTGGAGCCTCAAATAAATACCTGCATTTCTTTACTCAGTTTTCAAAATCCTTTGAATATTATGGATACAAAGACCCCATAGCTTTTCTTGATTACTACTGGAAAGCCCTGGAAAATGACTGGCCCGGAGAAAAATTGAAGAGCCTGCCTTCCGGGTACTTAAATAATACTCTGATAATAAATAAGACTCTGGTTCCCTACTTCCTGAAAACTGGGTTGCTTAAGGACTATGATCTGATGGGAACAACCTTAGAGTACTGGAGAAAAAAAGAATGACAATATACTGGGCATATATAACTGGACCAGAAATCCAAAGTCCCACATACGTGGCCATGGCCACACCCTTAAAACCAGGGGTGCAGGTATCTCTTAGAGATACTCTTGGGTACATCCAGAAAGAAAAGGAGGGCTCATGGGGAGTATATAGTAAACCGATAGACGGTTTCCTAACTGTGGAGCCGAACGCCCGATACGCAAAAGCAAGGTTGGAAGCATACCTAAATAGAGAGGAATAGGCCCATGAGGATAAGAAATAAAGACTGGTGGCACACTCTTACGGAAGAAGAGAGAAAAGAACTGCATCATTTGGAAAGAGCTAACGCCACATGGGTAAACAGATTTGACAAGGGAGTTGTGTGCCGGGGGTGTGGGAAATTCCGCAAGAGCCTTGAAGGAGGTGTCTGTAAAGACTGCCGGAAAAGAATAGCAGACCTAATAGATAAGGCAGATAGGTCTGTGGAAAACAAATGATAGATCGTGTGAAGTTTCAGATAACCAACCCAGAACACACCATAGAAGAACTCATCCTTGCAGGGATGATAACCCATACAGACTTCCTTAAACGAATAGCCTCCAGAGTAAATCTGGATTACTTCAGATCCCTGGAAATCCGGATACTGATCTCTTGGATCCTGGAATATCTTGAGACCCAGGGAGAGGCCCCCGGCAAAAAGATGGAGGTGATTTGCAGAGTAGAAACCCAAAAAGATGAGGCCCTGCAGAAGCAGAAATTAGAAAGCCTTATAAACATAGCCCTGACCCAGTTTGGGGACTCTTTTAACACAGAATATGTTCTGCCAAAAGCCCTCCGGTATTTCCGAAAACAATCTCTTACCCTGTCTATGGAGTTAACCCGACACTTTTTAGACAAAGATGATCTGGAAGAGGCCGAGCTGTCCTACTATAAATATAAGGAAGTTGCAGAAGAGATCAGCTACACCCCTAACCCCTTCAGTGATGAGGCCATTCAGAATTGGTGGGAATATACAGAAGAAGAGCTGATGAGGTTCCCTGGATACCTGGGCACCTACCTCTCCCCTATATGCAGGGGGCAGCTGATTGGTGTGATGGGGCCTCCCAAACGGGGGAAAACAACCCTGCTCACGGAATTTGCCTGTATCGCCCTGATGCACAAACTCAAAGTTGCCTTCTTCAGTCTTGAGATGAACCTGAATAAGATCAACCAGAGAATAATGACACGACTGGCCGGCAAACCAAAGATCCCGGAAAAATATCAAGACTTTGTAATCCCCGTAATGGACTGCCTTAAAAACCAAACCGGGGAATGCAGATCGGTTCATAGAGCCAGTAAGATAAACCTACTGGGGGATGACGGAAAAGTAAGAGCTTATGATCCCAGACTGGATGGCAGGTACCTACCTTGCACCTACTGTCTCGAAACAGGAAAGGGCCTGAATACCAGGCTGCTTGAAAATGACTATGCTTTTGCTGTCTGGTATCAGACAAAGCGGTATCCCCACACCACCATTAAGGATTTCAAGACAGTAAGGGATGACTTCCAGCAAATATTCGGGGGCAATAATTTAGTTGTTGAAGCCTACCCGGTGGGGACATTCAGCTGCAAAGACCTGAAGAACAGACTCACCCTGCTGGAACAGGAAAAGAAGCTCCTGTTTGACGTTATCTGTATACCTGAAGGTTCCTTAGTATTAACTCAGGATCGGGGGTTAGTTCCAATAGAGAAAATAGAGAAGAGCGACAAAGTGTGGGATGGTCGTGCCTGGGTTGGGCATGAGGGAGTAATCTATAAAGGAGTAAGAGAGGTTATAGAATATGCAGGAATTACAGCAACACCAAACCACCTCTTCTGGACAGAAGGTGGGTGGAGAAGTCTTGAGTTGTGCAGAAAACTGGGACTACGAATTGCACAGACCGAACATAATGGGAAAAATTTACGGATTGGCGAGAATTATATCCCCAACAGTGAGAGTTCGGATAAGAAAAAGAACAAGGAAGGGTGGAAAGCAGTATGGCTACTATGTCCACATAGAGTGTACTCAATGTGGAAAAGAAAAAATGACTCCAAAAGAGATAGCAGACAGATGGGACCTCTGCCTAAACAGCTATCGAGGGTATGGGATATTAGAAACGCCGGACCCTTTCATAGCTTCACTGTGCAAGGAGTTCTAGCACACAACTGCGTTGACTATGCCTGCATCATGAAAAAGGAAGACAGAAGGGAACACAGACTGGAGATAGGGAGTATTTGGGAGCAGCTTACAGCTCTCAGTCAGGAAAGAAACTGTCTTGTGGTAACGGCCAGCCAGACAAACCGGGCAGCCACAAGTAAGGCAGATCTTTCGATGGAAGATTTGGCAGAAGATTATTCCAAAGCCATGATAGCTGACATGTTCCTGGCAATAAACCAGACTAGCCAGGAAAAAGACGCACAAATATTAAGGATAGCTACTATTTTGCACAGGCACAGGGGGTTTAGCCTTCACCACCAGTGCCGGGTAATCCAGGCTCCGAGTATTGGGCAGTTCTGTTTAGGCTCCTGTGGAATAACACGAAAACTTTCGAGATAGGAAGTCGCCCCCAGCATGGGGACGTGGATTGAAACAAACGAGATAGGTTGACAGATTATAGATAGCTATATATAATGATAGGAGTATAGGAGAAAATAAGATGGAAAAGAGTGCATTAAGTGAACAGGTTGGGGGATCACACTACTTAAGATTTCCAATCCAGCCGGTTGAGTTTATTACAAAGAACAATCTGCCCTTCCTTCAAGGCTGTGTTATAAAAAGAATGTGTAGGATTTGCTCCCCTACTCGTAGCAGGGGAGAAAACATTCTTGACTTGAACAAAGCACAGCATGAAATAGAGCTTATTATGGAGTTTGTAGATAAGGATGAATAACACATGAACTTAACACCGGAAAATAAAGAGCATATCAACTCCCTGTCTTACTATGGACTCTTATCCCATTGGAGATCCGCTCCGGCAGGAGATCCCTGGTTTCAAGGGGAAACAGGTAGATATTGGGGGGAAAGAATGAGCGAACTCAGGAATCAACCAGGCGGAAACGCTGTGCATGTTTCTGCTTCAAAAACAATAGGATGGGAAAAATGACACAAACACCAGGAAAACTACCACCACCGCTTTCAGCAGAGTTAAGTACCAACATGGTAAATTCACCAGAAAAGATAGCACTCTATACAGACTTTATCAAAATGTTTAACAGCACACTGTCCTCCCGTAACTCCAAAAAGGATTTAAAGGAGTTGACCACAAAGATGCTGGATATAAGCCTGAGAATGTTAGTCATTGCCCCAGACCCGGTTGCCAAGAGATACACTTTCTGGAAGGGCATAACCTCCAATATCAACCAAACCCCCAGGATAACAGCGGTTGAGGAAGAAAAACTCCTCGAAGCCCTTGGTAACTTACTCCTGGAGATGAGGAAGGACATCACCGGAGAAGGTACAGTTATTACCTCTGATGACATCCTGGGTATCTTTATAAAGGATGTGCTGTGAACTCAGTAGATTGGACAGAGGCTTATCGTACTGCAGAAAACTCCAACTGCTCTGGCTGCCCTTTACACAATACTGACCAGCTCAGTCCGAACATGCCCACATCCGGGGAGGGGAAACTGGGCATAATGGTAATAGGAGAAGCAGCAGGAGAAAATGAGGCCATTGAGGGGACCCAATTTGTTGGGTCCTCCGGCAAGACTTTAAGGGCAGCTATTTCAGGACTGGGGTATGACCTCGACAGAGATTTCTGGAAGACAAATGTAGTTCGCTGCCGGCCCCCAGCAGGTAAGAAGCCTACTAAGAAAGAAATAAAGTGCTGCAACCCACTATTATTTAACTCTATCAGAAAACGTAAACCCAAAATAGTACTGGCTCTGGGTACGTCTGCCCTGACAGGTCTGATAGGCAAGTACATCACAAAGATAGCAATATCAAAGTTCCGGGGCTGCATTATACCTATCCCGGAACATAACTTCTTTCTGGCATCCACACTGCACCCTAGCTTTGTAAACAGGCAGTGGCCCCCAGACAATGACTTTGCCTATGCTACCATGAGAGAGGATATCAAGGATGCAATCCGGTATGCGGAATATCTACCCGCCAATCTGCAGGTAGAGCCTCTGGAACCACAGAAACATGTTAGAATAGTAACAGACTACCTTACCTTCAGTGCCTTGTTTGAAAAGCTGGATAAGGAAAAACCCTTAGTGGCCTTTGACTATGAAACTTCTAGTTTAAAACCTCAGCATCCTAGCAGGAGAATCTGGTCTATGTCTGTCTGCTTTAAAGGCATAAGCTATTCTTTCCCAGTCTACTACCCCAAGGTGCGGGGGACCTACCCCCAAATACCAGAGGACACCCATTGGGGTAAAGATTATCTGCCTCTTGTACGGGAAAAGATAATCAAGTTCCTTATAGACCCGAAGATACGTAAGATAGCTCACAATGAATCATTTGAGCGTATCTGGTCCCACTTTGGATTAGGAGCAAATGTTGCCAGCCTTGGCTGGTGCTCCATGACCAACCAGCATATCCTTGATTCCCGAAAAGAGTTCTGTGGTCTGAAACTTCAAGCATTTATACGCTGGGGAGTCCATGGCTATGATGATGAAGTAAAGAAATACCTACCCTCAGACTCCTCGGGCTATATGCCCAATACACTACATGATATGCCCCTGGAAAAACTGCTCCTCTATGGAGGCATAGACTCTTTCCTGACAGAGAAGCTTGCTTTAGAACAGATGGATGTATTCAACTTTGGGAATAACAAACCCCTCATAAGAGCTGCCGAGCTGTTCCATAAAACAAATATTTCTTTTACAGAAAACCAGAAAACAGGGATAAGGATAGACAAAGATTATTATATCAGGGTATCTGAGGGGTTGGAACAACGTGTCAATAGACTAACACAAGAAGTAAACCAATCTGATGCTGTCACACTGTTCTTCAACCAGGAGCAGCGCCCTTTTAAAATGAACTCCCCAAAGGACCTCAGAACTCTATTGTTTGATATCCTGGGGGAAACATCTACAAAACTGACAGCAACTGGACTGGACAGTGTGGATAAATCTGTACTTTCTGAACTCAAGACTCCCGTAGCAAAGAAAATTATACAGATAAGAGAGCTGAACAAACTGAAGGACACCTACATAGCTCAATACTTACGAGAAGAGTCGTGTGGGTTTGTATATCCATTCTTTCACACCCACACTACACGCTCTGGAAGGTCCTGTATAGCAAAAGGCTCATTAATTCTGGCTGCTAGAGATTTTGAGAAGCACCCCAATGGAGTACCAATAGAGGATATTCGTAAGGGAGATTTAGTTTACTGTTTCGATGATAACCTAAACCCCGCTGTGAAGAAAGTAAAGTGGGCCGGGAAAACTGGACACCGGGAAGTGGTGCGGGTTCACTTTATTCAGTTTTTCTACTCCCTCTCTGGCCAGCGTTGCAGACATGGATATTTAGACCTTACCCCTGAACATGAAGTACGATTAATTGACGGAAGATATGTCCCTGCCCAGGATCTGGTAGAGGGAGATATCCTCGCTAATTCCAAACATCTGAGTACAGTAGATAAAGCTGAAGAATGCTATTTTGAAAGTATGGAAAGGCAAGAGCAACCTATAGATGTTTATGACATTGAGGTTGAAGATTTCCACAATTTCTTTGCTAACGGAATCTGTGTACATAACAGTGCTTCCCTCCCGAACCCACAAAATGCCCCCAAAAGAAATGAGAAAGCCAAAAAACTTATACGCAGAGGGATCCTACCCCTACCTGGTCACAAGATGGGAGAGATCGATTTTTCAGCTATCGAAGTGAAGGTCATCGGCTGTGCTACCAAAGACAAGACTTTGCTGAAGTACCTTTGGAACCCCAAATCAGACATGCACTATGATCAAACCAAGGAGCTGTTCCTCCTGAGTGACTCAGAGATGAACAAGGCTCTCAGATATAATGGTAAGAGTGACTTTGTATTCCTGGAGTTTTATGGGGGGGAAGCTTCTTCAAGTGCCAAGTACCTGTGGCATGACTCTGTAGATCTCAAACTGGGTCCCAATGCTGATGGGCCAACCTTACTGCAGCACCTCCGCAAGAAGGGGATAAAAACCCTCTATGATTTCATAGACCATGTTACGGTAGTGGAAGCTGCTTTCTGGAAGAAATATACAGGGGTAAAAGCCTGGCAGTCTAACCAGTGTAAGTATTATCTGGAGCATGGCTACATAGAAACGCCCTTTGGTTTCCGGCGCAGTGGGTACCTCTCCAAAAATGCCATCCTTAATACCAGAATTCAATCAACCGCAGCCCACTTTCTGTGGTGGTGTTATAACAAAATCCAGGATTTTATCAGAAAAGAGAAGCTGAAATCCAGACTGCTCGGGCAGATACATGATAGCATACTACCAAGTATTCATCCCGAGGAAGAGGACTACCTGATAAGGAAGATCAACCGGGTAATGACCTTTGAGGCCCCCAAAGAGTTTGAGTGGGTGATAGTACCCATAGATATAGAGCTTGAGTTGGGGGATGTAGATGAATCCTGGTATGACCTGAAAGAAGTATCTGCTGATTATTATAAAAATATCAAAAATCCAGAGGAGTCTGCTGCCTTGACACAACTTTTGAAAGGAAGAGTAAATAGGTTGTACAGGCAGGGACTACTACTATAGCGAGGTATCCAACATGATTATGTCAAGTAGAGGAGTACAGAAAGTACAGGTAAACGTCCTGATGCCTATCCAGTGGAAGGAGAAACTGGAAGAGATCGCTAGGGAGACATCTGTTAGGGAAAACAAGAACATCTCCTACCAGGACCTGATAAGAGCTGCTCTTGTCAAGAAATACAAGCTCCCAGCAGAATGAAAAACTCTACAAGTACCTACCTCACTGAGGGGGAATACTCTGTTGATCCTAACTCTCTCGATACTGAGTGGGTAAGGCAGGCATCTTTATACCAAAAGATTGCCAAGCGGGCAGCTCAGGCAGCTTATTCAAAAAACAGGATAGAAGCCTTCCTTGATTGGGATATCAGGAACAGCCCCGGAAAGTATGGGTTCGACAGCAAACCCACAGAAGCTGCGGTTGCCAATGCTGTTAAAGGGAACAAGCTGTTTTTAAAAGCCCTGTATAAGTATCTGCGTCTTCAGGGAGAACTCAAAGCTCTGGAGCATAAGAAGAAATCCTTGGAGAAACTCACTGAGCTTTATCTATCCGGTTACTGGGCTAGGCCAAAGATCAAAACAGAGGCCCAGGAGCTGTACGCAGAGGAGGCCAACAGAAGTATGCTGGACAGTCTTAAGAAGGATACCCGGCTGGCTGCTCTAAGAGATCGGAGAAAACGTGAGAGTTAATTTAAACGAACAGATAAACCTAATTAAGGAAGGTGTATATGGAAACAGAATGTCTTTTAATTTTGATAGGAGCTTTTATCGGGGCAGTGATTGTCACCATCGCTACTATCTGGATTTACAAGTTCAAGATATGAAATAGAGAGTATATAAATAGAAGCAGTGGGGTTGACTTGCTTCTACTAAAGTAGTACCATACATCAATCTTACAATACCCAATACAAGGAGGATCTATTATGGCAACACAAAAACAGAGGTCAGCCGGTTCTAGAGCGACCCCTGCGTTACGTCAGAAATTGTCCAGTCAAGCCTTACTAGAGCGAACTGCAGACTCCCACCGTAGAATAAATGACTATGGTAAGTATGGCAGATTTTACCACGCTCCAGAAGGGAAGGAGTTAAAGCCCTGGAAATGTAAGGAGGGAGAACATATCATAGACATAATTCCCTTCCTTGCAGGGAAGAACCACAACCACACAGAAGAAGGTTCTCCAACCTACCTGGTAGATGTGTGGGTACACCAAAAAGTAGGCCCAAACGAGAATGACTATGTCTGTATGGCAAGAAACTACAATAAACCTTGCCCTATCTGCGACTTTGTTAATACTCAAAAGGCCAAGGACTCCCTGCTCTCTCCAGAGGAGGACAAAGCCCTAACTGAACAGCAGAAGCTTGTACTAATAGCAGCCAGAGAGGATGCCCTGGATAAGTGTGAACCAAAGCGTAGATGTCTGTACAATATTGTGTGCCATGACTCTACTATGCAGAGGGATCTTGGAATTCAGGTATGGGAGATCGCTCACTTTCTGTTTGAGAAGAAAGTTCTGGCAATAGCCAGAATGCCCCGAGGCGGGGGGTTCGTACCCTTCTCCTCCCCCGACAATGGAAAGAGTATATGCTTTGAACGGCAGGGATCCGGGTTATCTAACACCCAGTACTTAGGCCACAAATTTGTTGATAGACCTGAGCCTATCCCAGATGAGATCCTTGAAGCAGCTCACACCCTCGATGAACTCATCACTATTCCCGACTATGAAGAACTCAAGAAAGAGTTCCTAAGCGGGTTCCATACACACAGCCAACCAGAAGCTGGAAAAGATGCAGGACCCCCAAAAAGAGACAATATCCCCCAAGAAACAGAGGCTGCTGCAGAAGCCCTAAGAATACAGAAAGCCCAGGAGGCTGCTGCTAAAAACCAGGCGGCTAAGAAAAAAGCTACACTGACCCAGCCTCCGATTAAACCAAAAACAACCCCCCCTAAAGCTCAATCAACTGTCAGAAGGGGAATTAGATCAAAGCGATAATCCATGAAGAAGAAAAAGAACGTACAGGAAGAGGCCCCAATAACTGAAGACCCTCTAACTCCAGAGAGGTCCCTGTATACCCCACTGGACAATAATCGGATCGTTATCTCCTCCGGGTCCACTTTACTGGATCTGGCTATATCCGGGAGCAGGGTTCATGGTGGTGGTATCCCTGGAGGCATCATGGTAGAGATATTTGGTCCACCATCTTCAGGAAAGAGCTGTCTGCTCATGGATATTTGCGCCTCAGCCCAAGCAAAGGGAGGAGAAGTTAGAATAGCTGACCCAGAAGCCCGTTTGGATAAGGAGTATGCTGCTCTCTTTGGATTACAGATACCAAGAGAGTTGTACAAGCGACCAAACACAGTATCCGAGCTGTATGGTTACTTAGACTCCTGGGCACCAAAAGACAAGAACGTAATAAATGTCTTCGGGGCTGACAGTATCGCAGCTCTGTCTACTGATCTGGAGCTCGGGGAGAGTGGAGACAAGCGGGGTCAACGGAAAGCAAAGGAACTGTCTGAACTGTGTAGGAAAATAAGCAGGAAGATAGCCCATGAGCACCTGCTGGTGGTGTTTACCAACCAGGAGCGACAGAGCGATTATGGGAAAACCACTCCTGGGGGGTTTGCTGTGCCCTACCATGCCTCACTCAGGATTCGGATTTACAGAGCCGGGGTCCGGGAGGTTGAGGTAATAAAGAAAAAGAAAGTTGAAGTTGTTAACCCAAAAACGGGGGAGTTAACAACAAGGGATATGGAGTTCTCTAAGGTAATAGGAATAGAGTCTGAAGCCGCCATCGTCAAGTCTTCCATAAGTGAAGAACACCAGACTGCTCCTCTATATATAATATCCCGCAGGGGGATAGATGATGTAAGGGCAAACCTTGTTTGGCTAAAGAAATCTTTGGGGCTGAGCAAATTTTTATGTGCAGATAAGGAGTTCACTTACATCAACCAGGCAATCAGGTATATAGAAGACAACAACCTGGAAGCCCAATTAAGGGAAATGGTTATAACTACCTGGGAGGACATAGACTCTCTCTTCAGGATGGAAAGAAAAAACAAAGTAAGATTCTAAGGAGATTATCATGGCAAGTGAGATCACAGTAAGAATAGCAAAGACAATCCAAGAACAGCAGTATGAGCCTCTGACTATGGAAGTTACGATCAAGGAACCTTGTACCAAAGCCGGCTATGCAACCCGGATAGAGGAACTGTCCACTCTCATATCAGAAGAAATATACTCCCTGATGGGTATCGGTGGTGAAGATGAGGAAGCTCTTCCCGAAGAAGTCTTAGAGGGTGGAGAAGTCCTTGAGGGTGGGGAAGTCCTTGAGGGTGAAGAAGTCCTTGAGGGTGAAGAAGTCCCAGAGGGTGAAGGTGGCGGTGGAGAAGATGAAGGGGATGGGTTCGATGATTTCTTTGACGATGATCCTAACGGGAAAACTAAGGAGGAGATGGATATTCCCTTCTAAAACGGAACATGTCTCTTGCAATCCCTTCTAAATAGTATATAGTGTCCGTACAGGAGGTGGCAGTGTATGGACACTAAAAAATGTTTCAAATGCGGAGAAGTAAAACCAATCAGCGAGTTTTATGTTCACAAACAAATGAAGGATGGGCACCTTGGCAAGTGTAAGGAATGTACAAAAAAATATGTCCATGATTACAGGGAACAAAATCTTGACAAGGTAAGAGCTTACGATAGAGAAAGAGCTACTCTGCCTCACAGAGTAGAGGCACGCAAAAAGTATGCACAGACGCCTGAAGGTAAAGAGATCTGTAATAATGCAAAAAGGAAGTGGACTAAAAAAAATCCTTTAAAGAAGCTCGCAAGCCAAATGGTAGATAATGCTATCCGGGATGGTCGGTTACAGAGGCAACCCTGCGAAAGGTGTGGCTCTACAGTAAGAGTACATGGCCACCATGATGATTACTACAAACCTTTAGAGGTGAGGTGGTTATGCCCAAAATGTCACAGGGAATTGCATAAGTCACTGGATTGAAATAATGAACACTTTAATAATAGATGGGAACAATCTATGCTACAAAGCCCTAATTATCCGAGGCACCAGGGAAATGATGGGGGTCTCTGAGGCTGGTAATTACAACAAGGAAATAGTCCTTTCTGTGATCAGCGGGTTTCTATCCCAGATACTGAGGCTGGCAGAAAGGTATGATACCAACCAATTTATATTTGCATGGGATACCAAGCCTTACCACAGAAACAAGTTATTCCCAAAATATAAATCCAAGGATGCTATATGGGGGAGAGCCCAGCATGAGCGCCGGGAAGACATGAAGCATATCCAAAAGTGGGGGCCTCCCCCTCACCTGAAGGAGCCCGTTTTCAAACTACTGAAAGAGATGGTACTACCAAAGATAGGTTTCAGGAATATCTTTTGGAAGGTAGGGTTCGAGGCCGATGATATTATTGCCTCACTTGTAAATACTTACTCAAAAGACATCGCACCGGAATCCTTAATTGTGGTGTCATCTGACAAAGATCTGTACCAGCTCCTCGATAAATGCACAACCTATTCTATCAGTCATGCAGAAACGACTAAAAAAATTTTTATGAACGAATATCCATTTCCTCCTAAAGTTTGGCCAATATACAGAGCCATAGTGGGGGACATCTCCGATGCAATCCCAGGGGTGCCTGGTATGGGGCCTGCCTTCACTAAGAAATTCATAACAAAGACACTGAAAACAACCTCAAGTGCCTACCAAACCCTCATGCGTGAACAAAACAGGGATATAGTAAGACGTAATCTAAAATTAATGACCCTGCCCTGGCCAGGGGTGGGGACTTTCTCACTAAAAAAAGATGAGCTGTCCTTCCCAGCCTTTATAGACCTGGTTAACAGATTGGCTATAAAACCACTGTTAGCAACCAAGAATACAGCTAGGTGGAAGGCAGTGTTGTCCTAATGGCCATCACCAAGTCTTTAAAAATGCTGCATTTAAAATGCCCTTTCCGAAGGGAAACCTTCCAGCCAAAAGTAGTGAGGACTCTGATTGAAAAGCTGTGTGAAGGCAGAACACTAAATCTGTTTTCAGGGAATACTAAATTAAACATTAATGAAATAAGGGTTGATATAGATCCCACCATGGCAGCAGACTTTCACGTAGATGCCTACAGCTTCATTACCCAATATAAAAGCCCACCCTTTGAAACAGTGTTGCTGGATCCCCCAGAGAGCTACCGGAAAACTATGGACACATTTTATAGTAAAGTAATGTCCAGATTCAACGCTTTAAAAAATGAGATTCCGGGTGTACTTACCAAAACTGGGCTGGTAATTACCATAGGCCACCAGTCTATAAGTATGGGAACATCTCGTAATTTCCATTTAGAGAGGCTGGTAATTGTATCCCACAGTGGGGCTATTCCAGATACCCTCATATCTATAGAAAGGAGAATAAAAACATGAGCCGGGTTTCTGCAAAATTGGCAAAAAGACTCCGGAGACAAATATTTGGAGACTATAGTTTAAAAGACACCAAGTACACTATAAGCAAAACCGGCACTATATTTGCTGCCGGGAAGCGAAGGCTGTATAAAAAAGCCAAAAAGCTTATACGATATGGGGATCCAAACACCAGGATACCAACTGGAAAGCTGAGAGTCCCCAGATGGTTGGAGCCTTTAGGCAAAATAGTGTCTACCAAAAGGAACACCAATGACAATAAAAATATCCTCAGCTAAGGCAAAATCTAGACGTTTGCAGCAGTGGGTATGCAGTAAAGTATCAGACCTTACTGGCATCTCTTGGGGTAAGGATGAGCAGATAGCTTCAAGAGAGATGGGCCAGTCTGGTGTAGATGTAAGGCTCATAGGAGATGCTTTGGGTGCTTTTCCATGGTCTGTAGAATGCAAATATCAAGAAACCTGGTGCATCCCTGATTGGATCCAGCAAGCCAAAGACAACCGGAAGCCTGGAACGGACTGGCTTCTGGTAGTGAGGAAGAACAGGCACGAAGAAGTTGTAATAATAGACGCTGACGTGTTCTTTGATCTTCTCAAGCTTATCCCCTACAGTAAAAAGGGAAGGTAGACATAAAGATGCCTCTAACAAAACTGCACATGGTCAACTTTGAGGAGCACCAGGACACAACCTTGGAGTTTGCTCCGGGCATCACAGTGATATATGGAACCACAGACCAGGGTAAATCATCTATCAGAAGGGCCATTACCTGGGTAGCCTGTAACCGGCCTGTTGGTCCAAGAAGTGTTAGGGACAATACAAAAGAAAGTGAAGTTACACTATCCTTCGACAATTCCCCCTCAGTTACCAGAGGGCGGAAGAACGATAAGAATTACTATAAAATAAGGGACTCTAAGGTAGATGGTACAGGAGTAAATATATTCAAAGCCTTTAGTACTAAGGTACCAGATGAGGTTAATGCAATAGTAAACCTCAATGAAGCCAATATCCAAGAGCAGTTTAAAAAGTACTACCTCCTGCAGGACACTCCCGGCCAGGTAGCCAAGACTATCCATACTCTGCTTGGCATGGATCTGGTGGACACCACTGCTACGGTGGTAAACAGGGCTATCAAACAGCAGGCTGAAACGATAACTAAGGCAGAAATAACCATAGCTGGAATCAAAAAAGAGATACAGAAATTTGCCTATTTAAAAGCGATTGAAGAGGAATATAGAAATCTAGAACTGGCTATTCAAAGCTGCTCTAAAATAGAAGCTGATATCCACAACCTCACCACCACTGTTGAGAAGTGCAGAATATTACATAAGAAGATACTGGCTACTCAGATCCCCCCCTCTGTGGAAGCAGAGGCAAGAAACCTTCAAGAAGAATTGATTGCTATGGAAAAAAAGAAAGACCAGATAGACAAGTTGTCAGAAGGCACCTCCAGACTTCAGGAAGTGGATGATGAAATATCAAAGTTGGAGGCGTGGCTTACTGTTGAGAGGGGGGCTCGTTCCATCCAAAAGGAAGCCGCTGATATATACTCCCAGGAAGTAAGGCTCCACCAGTTAGAGACAACCCTAGCTAAAATAAGAACCATTGACGGAAATATGAGTAAGGTGGACCAAGATAGAAGAGCAAATGAAAAGGCCCTGGAAGCCCTGAAGAAAAAAATAAAGATATGCCCAACTTGCAAGAAGCCTTTCTGAGAGAAACCATGGAAGAACAAGAGCAAAAACCAAAATCCTTTTTTGAATTGCCGATAGTAACCGACCCCAGAATCAAGAACAAAAACCAGGCGCTGATATTCCCAGACAAATTGGTGTGCCATCCGGATCTGAAAAAGAAACTGGAAGAGGCTATGGCCGGAGTAAAAGCCGGAGCCCCTCCTGAAGAGGGGACAACATGAGAATAGCTGGTATGGGGGATCTGCATCTCCGAAGCTCAGTACCTGTCCACCGGAAGGATAACTACCCCCACGTACTGATAAATAAATTCAAGTATATCCTGAATTTTTGTGATGAGCACAACATAGAATACCTGATACAGCCGGGAGACTTTTTTAATTCCGTGAATACCTCTTGGGACCTGTTCCGTAATACCGCCCTGCTGCTATCCTCAGTAAAAGTTAAACTGTTTGTTGTCTATGGCCAACATGATCTCAGATTCCATGCCCAGGATACCGCAAATACTCCTCTTCGGGCTTTTGAAGACTTAAAGCTAGTAACCAGGCTGACCCCGGTTGCCCCGGTAATAATAGGGAAAACAGCTCTGTGGGGGTCCAGCTGGGAGGAAGACCCACCAGCAAAATTATCCAGCAAGCATGTTAATATTTGGGCCACACACCAGACTATTACTGATAATGACAAACTATGGCCAGGGGCAGAGAACTACAGCTTAGCACAGCACTTGCTTAAGAAGCACACCTTCAGTCTTATAATCTCTGGGGACAATCACAAAGGCTTCATCTCCCGGTTTGCTGACAGGCTATTGGTTAATTGCGGGAGCCTCGGTAGAACAAACATAGATCAGGCTACCCATATACCTTTTTTCATTGTCTTTGACACAGCCACCAAAAAGATGGCAAGAGTACGGGTGCCTGCCGCCAACCCTAACACAGTCCTGGCTGTAAAAGAGGTAAAAGAGATCAAACACAAAGAAGCAGAGCTGGCTAAACTGATAGAGGGTCTCAAGTCTGCCCGACTCCAGAAAGGGTATAACTATAAGGACATGACAATGAGCATCTTAAAACAAATGGAGGATACAGACCTTATCGACATCATGGGCATGATCTTCCTGGCAGCTGAAACCACAGACAAAAATTTAGGTAAAGAAACAAACTCTAATTTGGTTAAGTCCCTGGAGGTATAAATGCAGAATACCTTATCTCAAATAAATAGACTGATCAGGTCTATTGATAATGCCAAACCCGAGAAAGCCCGAATGGAGGGGGAAAAGAAAATACTCCTGGAGGCCCTTAAGAATGAATTTAATATAGATACACTAAAAGAAGCCAATGCACTTCTGGAGTCCTTAAAGAAGGAGCTGGCTGTAAGAAGAGAGAAAGTCCAGGAGCAGTTTGAAAAACTTAAAGCGGGGTATCAATGGTAGAAAATTGGGGTCCAGAATTAGGAAGGATCAGAAAAAAAATCCAGGAAGACCAAGCTGCTCTCTCATGGCACGAGAGGCGGCTAATAGACTGCCAAAACAGAATTAAATCACTTTATAGAAATGAAAAACTCCTGAAGCAGTGCCGAGTGATCCTGCAGTCTACTGCCCTTAAAATACAGAAGGAAGTAAAGCAATATATAGATAACATCGTGTCTATGGCCCTCTTATCTGTGTTTGAAAACCCCTACCAGTTTGAAGCCATATTTGAAAGCAAGAATAATGAGGTGGAGTGCCGACTGGTGTTCCTTCGGAATGGTCATGAACGTGATCCCCTAGAGTCTACCGGAGGAGGAGCTGTTGACGTAGCAGCTACCGCCCTTCGAGCAGCTATCCAGCAAATGTCCAGCACACAACCTATACTCATATTGGATGAACCATTCAAGTTTGTAAGCCCAGACAGAATTACCTATGTAGTAGCAATGTTAAAGTCTATGAGTACTAACCTGGGAATCCAAATAATAATGATCACCAACAGGATAGAATTTATCCAGCAACATAAAGGCTGGGACAGGACTATGAGAATCCACAAAGGCAGAGTAGTAACCATAAATATGGAGCCTGTACCTGGGGAGAAAACACCAAAGGAATTCAGTGGGACAAAGGAGATCAAACCTGCTGTTTAACAGTCAAGGCAAAGGCGCTCCTGTTTTCAGCAGCCCTTTGAACACCTCAAACTGATCTTTCAGCATTTCAAGAGCTAGGCCGAGATTGTTGGGGCCAGGCTTCACCCCCCGTACATCTATGGAGACATCCCCATTTTTCGAGAAGTCAACATGAGCGTGTTCAAATTCCCTCACAGAATGCACACTTGCATCGGTACGCTCTCCGGTTATAGGGTTGAAGTAGCTGTAAGAATAGTCCGCCCCTCCACCATGCTGGGCACAACCAAAGGTAATAGGAAGAGACAAAAGAAGAACGTAAAGAAGTATCCTCATTGTCTATCTCCAAAAAAATCCAGCGACTTTTTCACATCCTACCAAAAGCTGCATACAAAATACAGCAATAGCGTACACAACAATCTTAAACTTTTTCATTCTTTTCCTCCCTAAGCCAAGTG